GTACGGTCACATGACCTGCGCAGCGATGGTTGGAGGGAAGGTACAATGGGCGGACCCAACGATGACTGGCAAGGGAAAAGAGACATATGCAGTTGTGGTCTCAATTGCGGACCTGAAAGCTATTGCGGCCTCCAAAGGAGACGCACCCCACAAGCGCTGCCTAATCTTCACGGCAGCCCAGAAGAAGTTATCCGCACCTGCCCCAATTGCGGCTCTCAGCTCACAGATCGTGCCTGTAAGCTCATCTGCACTTGTGGCTACTACGCTAGCTGCTCAGACTACCTCTAAAACGCCCGTACAGGCCGATTTGCGGCCCGTAGAGCCACAGAAACCCGCTACCCAGGGTAAGACAGCGGTAGACACGATTTTCGCCCTACAGGTCGCCCAGGGCATTGTCGGTAAAATCAAGGTGGCCAAAGGAGACAAGACGATGAAAGACCAGATCATCGCCGCAAGCTTGGACGCAATTCAGGCGGCTCTGTCGACTGCAATCGCAGTCTTCCTTGGGCTAGGCGTAAGCATTTTTGATCTTGATGGCGAGGGCGCAAAGGCCGTCGCAGCTTCGGCTATTAGCGCAGGACTTCTAGTCCTGCAGCGCTGGCTTGATGAGGACAACACTCGTTATGGACGAACTCGCTAAGGCTCCTGTGCTGGCTCAGTGCGCCGCGTGCAGAAGCCCATTCTCAGAGCAGATTAACGAGCGGATGCGAAGAGGCGTCCCCGACACGCAAATTGCCAAGTGGCTTAAGGACAACGATGGGTATATCTCAAGGATTACCCTAGGAGCACACAAGAGAGATCACCTTACCGACGAGTTTCAAGCGGCGAAGAAGTTAGCAGTAGCAGCTTTCAAGAGGCAGCAGGGAACAATCAAGGCAAAGGGAGATCTAGCGCAACTGGTTAGGGACCAGGTCATCCGAATGGTTGACGACGGATTCCTAATGCCTACACTTGCGGAGGGCCTGCGGGCGCAGGAGATGATGGATCGACGAGTTGAGAAATCTGCAGACCGAGAACTTTCAGTGACTCTTGCTGGGATTCTTGGTGGCGGACCAGTAGTACATATGATTGAGATGGAAGCGGAGGAGATTACAGATGGCAACGCCAGCTTGGACTCGTAAGGAAGGTAAGAACCCTAAGGGCGGATTGAACGCCAAGGGTCGCGCATCCTATAAAGGCGGCAAGCTACGCCCGCCAGTTAAATCAGGAGACAATCCGCGTCGTGCGTCGTTCCTGGCACGCATGGGTAACATGCCCGGGCCAGAGCGGGACTCAAAGGGACGACCCACACGATTGTTGCTTAGCCTGAAGGCTTGGGGCGCAAGCAGTAAGGCAGACGCCAAGTCTAAGGCCAAAGCTATTAGCGCCAGAAACAAAGGAAAGAAGAATGGCTAAGACGAAGAAGATGACCGTCGCCCAGAAGTACAGGTCCCTCAAGGCTCAGACCGAACGCGCAGGGATGGCTGTAAAGGAGAAGGCAGGGAAGCTTGTCGTCTCCAGGATTAAGAAGGGAGTGAAACGTGGCTAAGGGACTATACGCAAACATTAACGCTAAGAAGAAGCGGATTGCCGCCGGCTCTGGCGAGAAGATGCGAAAGCCAGGAAGCAAGGGCGCACCTACCGCTAAGAACTTTAAGGACTCAGCCAAGACAGCAAAGAAGAAGTGAAGGTAACTAGCGATGCGGCCAGAGACCTGGCTGCGGGTCGGAACGACCCTGTCTTCTTCGCCAAGCGTTGGCTGGGGATTGAACTCCATGCCGGGCAGAGGGCATGGGTAGAGGGTATCGCTGCCAGAGATGAGTCTGGCTGGCGCCCTCAGTACCTGACCACTGTCTGCTCTGCTGGCAACCGTGCTGGCAAGACGCTTGGCATGGCAGTGGCTGTCTTCCATAGCGCATTCTACAAGCTTGGAGTCCAACCGCCAGACGGAACCGAGAAGGACGCCATGCGATGGCAGTCGGCACCGTACGAGTGGTACCACGTCGGCATCCAGCAGGAGACGGCAGAGTTGGTGCACCGAGAGGTGTCAATGATTCTTGAAGGTGGCCACCCAGCTCAGAAGGGCAGAGGTTGCCCGCTAATCTCAGAGATTGGCAGGGTTGTTGAGCACACCAAGAAGTACCGAGGTGAGTACCTCTGGCTCCAGTTCCACCCACTCGTCGGCGGGGCAAACATTCACTTCCGCACAACCCAGGACAAGGCTAAGGCCCTGCTGGGCAAGGACATGAACGGCATCTCCTTTGACGAGGCAGCATTTGAGCCGCACCTTATGCAGATCTACCAGGAGGTTCTGAACCTTCGGCGTCTGTCCACAGGTGGGCAGCTCCACTTTATCGGGACACCAACGGAAGGCATTAACGACTACGCGGACCTGTGGGAGATGGGCAATACGGCCAACCCGGATAGGGACCCCCAGTTCTTTAGCTTCAGGCTATCGACTCGCGGCAACGTAGGGTTTGGCCTGGCACCTGACACATTTGATGCCATCCTTAGGCAACAGGCAGAGTACCTGATCCCACAGAACATTGACGGGTTCTTCATTGAGGCAAGCGACGCCTACTTCAGCTCCACCTCTGTGGACGCCTGTTTCGTAGATGAAATGCCTTCAGAACAACCCCCCACGGCCAGGCACAAATACGTTCAGGGATGCGACCCTGGCCTGCTGAGTGATAGTACCTGGGCCATCACACTTGACAACACTGAAAAAAATGATATAATCGGCGTTAGAGCAAGAACGAGAACAGGCAAACAAACGATTCAAGCAGTAGTGAATATGGTTCGTGAAGGGCATCTTCTCTATAATCAAGATTCAACCTGTACAACAATCCTAGATGAAACAGGTTTTGGTGGTAAGATGTTCAAGCAAGAATTCAGCATCATCAAGCCACTAAGGGGATATGACTTCGGGGGGACAAAGGCAAAGAAGCTTGAACTCCTGTCTGACCTAAAAGCAACAATGGATAAGAAGATGATTAAGTTTCCTAGGACCGGCATCTGGATGCAGCTTCGTCGCCAGCTATTGGCGTACAAGCTGGATGACAAGAAGTTGGAACAGGACGCTGTTATGGCTCTGGCTGTTGCCGTAAGACATGCGTTAAGAAATCAACACAGCTATGTAGAGAATCCGGTATTCACATATTTTGGAGGTTCTGATTAATGGCAAAGCCACAGTTTAAACTGCCTGACGCCGAGCAGAAGGCTCTGTCAATGGCGTCTACCGCTCTCATGATGAAGGATGTTGATCCTGCTTATGACGAGCACTACAGCATCCTGAAGGACGCATACACCAAGAAGCAGATGCAGGAGCCAGAGCAGGCCCGACTTCGCTCAGCCTTCCGACGATACGACCACTTCTATTATCCTAATACGCTCACGCTCGGCGGTGCCGATCACTGGGCGGAAGACCCGTCAGCTCGCACTGCCGGGCGTGCTCACGTTTCTGTTAACGTGCATCCAGCTTACGTAAACATCCCTGCATCTCTTCAGGCTGTGCCTCCAGTAGTCAACTACGTACCAACGACGATGGACAAGGACGGCCGGTCACAGGCATCTCGACGAGAGCGACTGTACTTTGCCTGGGCAGAAGCCAACGAGCTTGATGTCCGACTTGAAGAGGCATGCTTGTACAAGGGCCTTTACGGGCACACCGCGGCCAAGGTGTCGTGGGACCCAGTAGCTGGTCTGCCTAAGGTCACGATTATTGACACGCCTGAGAACCTTTACCTTGGTTACGGCGACTCAAACTACAACCGCATTGACTGGGCAATCTACACTTACGGCCTCAGTCCACAGGCTGCCATGGAAGACTTCGGCATTGAGATTGTTCCAGTGCAGAACGGCAACAAGTGGCACCCATACACATACCAGGCAAGCCACGATGACCCACTTGCGAATGTCTACACAAAAGAGTATAATCGTGACCCAAGCCGAATCAATACCGCATATGACAACATGAAGATCACGGTGCTTGATTACTGGTACAAGCACCCAACCAAGCCAGGTAAGCCAGCTCTTGTGTGCAACGCACTCATCGTTGGCAACACCATCGTTAAGGTTTCTAAGCACCCAGAGCTTGCAGGCGTCCTGCCGTACGTCACGTTGCGAAACAGCATGATCCCAGGCAGCCCATACGGCAAGTCAGAACTCTTTGACGTAGAGCAGCTTCTCCGGGAGAAGGACGAGCGAATTACTGCTCAGGCCCAGATGATTCAGTCGGTTGTCGGCGGACAGATGTGGCAGCTCGTTGGAGGCGACGCCCCTGATGAGGTTCCGGCAAACGCAATTCCAAAGCCTGGCCGCGTTGCAACGCCTGGCCCTGGCAACGAGTTGCGTGCGATTACGCCGTTCATTCCTCAGTTCCAAGTAGAAGATTACAATAAGCGCATCGACCGTGAAATTGCTGTAGTCACAGGACTCAACGATCTTCTCCTTGGTCTTGCGCCATCAAGCGTTCTCGGATCTAGCCGAGCAATTGCTTCGCTCGTTGCGAACTACGAGCAGCGCATCGCTCCTAAGCGAAAGCTCCTGTACTCCTGGATCAAAAAGGTTTGGGAGATGTCTGCCCGTATGTGGGAGGCAAAGGACAAGGCTATTAGCGAGATCATCGGCGGCGAGTACCGCCTGGAGATCACTCCGCCAGAACTTACCCCACGAGACACTCTTGAGCTTGCACAGACTGCGCTCAACCTTGTTCAGGGCCGAATCTGGAGCGCAGAGCGCGCAATGGACCGCGTTGGCGTGGAGGACCCAGAGGGCGAGAAGGACGTTATCCGCGACGAGCAGACAGACGCAACCCTCAACCCAGCTGCTGTTCTCACAATGGGTCAGCTCATGATGATGTTCCAGCAGCTCCAGCAGCAGCAGATGGCAATGCAGCAGCAACAGGCGATGATGCAGCAACAGATGGGAGCACAGCAAGGGCCGCCACCTGGAGCCCCTGCGGCACCTGGCGGCGGTGGAGTGCCACCAGATATCGCAATGCAACTACAGGCACAGCAGGCATCCGCAGAGAACGCTTTCCGTCAGGTAGGTCAGCCTCAGGGAACTGAGATGATGAACGGTGGAGAGATGGGCGACGTGCCGCCTGAGATGCTTCCAGAGAATGCACAGCCTGGGGCTGAGGCGCAGCAAGGCGTCGGACAGCCAGGTGACCTAGGGGCGCAGATCGCGGCTCTACGACAAAACAAAACAATCAACCGTCTAGCAAGATAACGGAGGACCATAATGGCACGAAGAGGTAGGTTTGGGCGGTCGGCATCGGGTTCTCAGAACCTGTCGTCGCTCGTTTATTCGCTCCTGAAGGAAGAGCGCAATAACCAGGAAAGCACGATGCTTACGGCGTACAAGAACAACATGATGTCTGGCAGCGCTGCCGGCCTGTTCACTTCAAACGGAAGCACCCTCCCTGCCACTGCAGCTAACCTTGTAGAATGGTACAAGGCTCAGGCAGCAGCGGCCGAGGCGGTAGGCGACTCAACTGGAGCGCAGCGATTCCGCACACAGGCAGAAGAGTTCCGCATCCAGTCCCTTCGTGACATTGAAACAGTCCTAGACAACGCCTACCGGGACGGCAACTCAATTGACCTAGCCCTTATTGGCGGTTCTGGCTCTGCAAAGATTGACGGGAAAGAGTACGAGAAGTGGCTTAGCTCAATCCTGAGCGACTCCTCTATGACCGCATCCGACAGGGAGCGCCTTCAGAGCAAGCTATTTACTGTGTCCTACAACTACGCTGCAGAGAACATGGTAAATGGTTTTAACGAGAAGAAGTACACAGCTAACCAGCTCGTAGCATTCTACGATAAGGAGATTGAGCGCGCTCGTCAGAACGGTCTCACAGATACAAGCAAGACTATGCGCGACATCGTTGCCGCACGCGCTGCCGCCATTCAGCGGGCTTCAAATGACGCAGCAGCAGCAAGGGTTACAAAGGTTGAGAGCGCTCTCTCAGACGAAACAGACGCGATGGCATCTGCAATTCAGCGTCTTATTAAGCCAGTGCTTAAGAACTACTTCTCATCCACAGAGGTTGTTGACGCCTTGCTAAAGGACTTCGGAAAGGGCAAGGGGGATGAGTGGCTAACTCGTTTCTCAAACGCAATTCAAGCAGGAAAGATTGACTACGTCCAACTGTTTGACGCAGGGGCTTCCGCTAACGGGCTTAGCGTAGAGGACATGCGGTCCATTGCTCAGGTGTTTGGGGGGCTCAAAGACGAAGTTGAGAACCTAAAAGACCAAGGTTACGCAAAAGAGCTTGGCGATTGGATTGCTTTTGCGGACCAGGTTAGCACAAACTACACAGACGGAGCATTTGCGGCGTCAACTCGTCCGTATGTCTCTACCTTCAACGCTGCATACACAACAGTTGGAGGCAGCGTTGGCGTGCAGTATTCTGGCGAGCCAGGTAAAACTGCCGACGCTCTTGGCGACTTGGTTGGAAGCATCAGCGGCGCAGGGTACGAGAGCAACGTAACTGACAGCTCTACCATTTCCCAGGTCGCCCTATTTGGACAAGGGATGCTTGGATCGCTAATTCCTAGCCAGCCTGGTGTTGATAGCGTTGAGAAGCTAGTTGACTACCTCTCAAAGAACGGCGCAACTGCAGGCATGAACAAGACAGATATTGCAAACAGCATTGCTCAATGGCTATTTGTTTCTAAGAACAATCCGCAGGCATCTATTAGCGGATCAGTACCTATGGAGCTTTATAACCTTGGAATCACCACTGAGATGCTTGACAATCCAATTGGTGGAGCGTCCTCAGGTGGCCTTACGACTGGCGACATCTTGCGATTGCATATTGAGTCTGTGTACATTCCGCAGTCTATTCGAGAAACTGTCGATCCAAACGGCAATCCAACAAGGGCTATTGCATACAAGATGGACCCAAAGACTGGCGAGTTTGCGTTTAACGTTATCCCTAGCGCAAGCGCAAGCAGCTCTGAGTATGTGATGAGCGTCGGAGAAAACGGGAATATCTACTACACTCAGGCTAT